GTCCTCGCCGAATCTATGAAACCTGTCTCTTTGGATCGCGAGGCGACCGCAAAATTGTCCGTCCGACTTCTAACGCTGTGTTTAGCCCCAGCCAGCGCGACGAACATATGTCTATTAAGCCGGAGGCTATGCTCGGAAACTTCTTCCGAATGTTCGTGGACTCGAATACAATTATGCTCGACCCCACCTGTGGAAGTGGTGGTGCATTGCGTGCGGCAGAAGCTCTGGCTGCAGGACACGTGGTCGGGCTTGAAAGAGACCCCGAGTTCGCCGCCCGCGCCAACGCCGCGCTCCGAAAGTCTCGAGAAGTGAGAAAGCACAATGCTTCTATGGAAGCTCTGCAAAAAAGGCCATCCGCTGCGGCCGAATAACTGTGAATGGTCAGTTGGAAGGAACTGGAAATGGGAGAGGAAATGCAAAAAGTGCATAAGCGAACGAAAACGCCTTCGCTACCACACGACCCAGTCAATCATCCAAAGCACTACACAATGCATCCCTCCGGAGTCGAGTGTATCGAGATCACCCGGCACATGAACTTTAATCTCGGCAACGCAGTCAAATATATCTGGCGCGCGGGCGAGAAGGGTGACGTGATTCAAGACCTCGAGAAAGCAATTTGGTATCTGCAGGATGAAGTCAAACGGTTGAAAAATGAGCTATAAGATCGCAATCGTCGGAGAGGCCTGGGGCGCGGAAGAGGAGGCTCAGCGCGCGCCTTTCGTCGGAGCCTCTGGCTACCACTTAACTCAGATGCTTTCCGAAGCAGGCATCCACCGCGCCGACTGTTTCCTCACCAACTGTTTTAACCTTCGCCCACCAGGAGGGAATGACATTGCCAATCTCTGTCTCGATAAAGCTAACGGTGTCGCTGGACTTGGACCCGTCACACTCGGAAAGTATCTCGCTCCACAATACCTTTCTGAGCTTGATCGGCTCCGACAAGAGCTTACAGAGCTTCGACCAAATATTGTCATTGCTCTCGGAAATACGGCGGCATGGGCAATTCTCGGCTCAAGCGGTATATCCAGAATTAGAGGTACAGTCACGTTGGGCGGACGGATCGGCTACGAACAGCAAAAAGTCTTGCCGACCTTTCACCCCGCCGCAATACTCCGAGACTTCTCACTCCGACCCGTCACCGTCCTCGACCTCGCCAAAGCCAGACGAGAATCCGAGTTCCCTGAAATCCGTCGTCCGGAACGGATCGTTTACATAGAACCGTCCTTGGAGGACCTCGATGCCTACTTCGAAGCGGAACTCCGAAACGCACGACTTATTTCTTTCGATATTGAAACTAGCGGAGACCAAATTACCTGCATCGGCTTTGCCCCAGGACCGGCTAGCGCGATTGTCGTTCCTTTTAGGGACAATCGAAACAGTGATCCGCAACGACACATGGGAAGTTACTGGCCCACCAAAGAAGCTGAGATACTGGCGTGGGGGTTTGTGCGTCGAGTTCTCAGTCTCCCTCAACCCAAAGTCGCACAAAATGGACTGTACGATATCAATTTCCTATGGACCCGATACGGGATCACAGTGACGAACTTCGAGGACGACACGATGCTGCTGCACCACGCGCTGCATCCGGAGAGCCTGAAAGGGCTCGGGTTCTTGGGGTCCGTGTACACAAATGAGAGTTCATGGAAGTTGCTCAACCGGCGCGATCCAACTGTGAAACGGGAGAAATAAATGACCTCAGTTCTTCAAGATTGGGTTATGAATATATCATTACGGCAGCAAGGTGTTTTAATCCTTGCCCTTCGCGGCCCAGATGGCGCCGCGAAAGAAGATGTTGCTAAGCCTATTATACGAGCACTTCGCGCACTTGTGATGGTATCAGGCCGTGAGGGCGCGCCGATGCAAATGGGAATGGTCTGGCGAGACGACCCATTTATGCAGACGATTTTAATCGGTCACGAGCTAAGTAGTGAATGGGAAAGCGTGACCAATAATTTCTATGGATCAATTGATCAGTACAATATTCATTTTTTACAACATTTATGGCACGCTTTTGCTGTGGTTGGTATTCATCATCCTATTGAGTTTATCAGAAAACGTTGTTGGGAGTTTTATCTCCGTGGTTGTCATGCACTTCATGTTCATGCAGAAACATCTGATGAAATTCAGCATCGACTCAGAGATGGTATTCGTCAGGATCAAGGTGAAAAATGATCCTCGAAATCACTCAACTCATCTGGCTCCAGACCCCGAAGGGCCAAGGCATTGCCAAGTTCCTGATCGACCACGGTCCGGAAAGTGATCTCATGTGGGTCTGCTTCATTCATAAGACGAAAGAGATTTGGACGTTCTCGAACTTCGATGTTCGCGTCAGCGATAACGTGACGCTTGGTAGAACTACAGTCTCGGCTGGAGTAGGTGGTACAACCTACGTTGATCCATTGGCCTACGTTGATCGCAAATGAGAGTCATCGTCGAGTCGCCTTTCGCAGGAACGTGGGCCAATGTTCGTTATTCTAGGGAGTGTGTTCGGGATTGCCTTGATCGTGGAGAGTCTCCTTTTGCGTCGCATTTGCTCTACACGCAAAAGGGAATCTTGGATGACAAAGTTCCAGACGAAAGAAGGCGCGGCATTGCAGCGGCAAATGGATGGCTGGAAGTTGCTGATTACGTTGCTGTATATATGGACCTGGGGGTTACTCGGGGTATGCTTATTGGCGTGGCTAAGGCTTCGAGGCTTAATAAACCTATCCATATGAGGTGGTTGCGGGACAACAAGCCGGAAGAGATTATCGAATGAGAGCTATTAAGACTCACGAACTGACACCCACCGCCATCGATCAGCTCGGCGACGAGGTCAAGTACTGGATTTACAACGCGCTCGACTGCTGCCTCACTGCCGAGATTCTCGATGTCATTAAGCCACAGTTGGATAATATTACGCGATCCACTTACGAGTTCTCCAAGTCGCTCCAAGCTCCTGTGTTGGAGATGCGGATGCGCGGTATCCGTGTGGATCAGGAGTGGCGACAACGGACTATCGATTCCTATGCCGGAGACCTGCGACGAATCGAAGATCAACTTAATAGGATTCTGTCCGAGGGAATTGGGTGCTCCATAAACTGGAACTCTCCGGCGCAGCTGAAGCGCCTCCTTTACGAGGTCCTCGGTCTGCCACCTCAGAAGAAGCGGAACGCGAAAGGTCTCTACGTTGAAACTGCGGATCGTGATGCCCTCGAAAAACTGGAGTCGTATTTCAATGCCCAGCCCATCATCGCTCATATCTTGGCGCTTAGAGACATCAGTAAAAAGATTGGAGTCTTGCGTACCAGTATTGACAGCGACGGAAGGATGCGAACCAGTTATAATATTGCAGGAACTACGACGGGTCGCTTTAGTAGTTCACTCAGTGATTTCGGAACTGGAGGAAACCTCCAAAATCTTGAGGAGCGCTTGCGCCGCCCCTTCATCGCCGACCCAGGAATGAAGTTCGCCTACATCGACCTCGAACAAGCGGAGAGCAGACTTGTCGGAGCCATTGAATGGAATCTCTTCGGGGACGGAAGATATCTCGACGCCTGTGAATCTGGTGATCTCCACACATCCGTCTGTCGACTCGCTTGGACAGAGCTTGGATGGACAGGCACTCTTAAAGGTGATCGAGACGTTGCTGATCAGCCCTTCTATAGGCAGCATTCATACCGTCACATGGCCAAAGTTCTTGGGCACGGAACCAATTACAACGGTAAGCCTTATACTATGGCCAAACACACTAAGCTCGAGACTCGCCTCATCGCCGAGTTTCAAACCAAGTACTTCGCCGCCTTCCCCGCTCACCAGCGATGGCACGCCGCCGTTGCCTCCGAGCTATTACAATACGGCAATCTCACTACTATTACTGGTCGTCGGCGTTGGTTTTTTGGCAGACGTAATGACGATGCTACCGTTAGAGAGGCCATTGCTTACGGACCCCAAGGTGCTGTCGGTGATATCCTTAATCAGGGTATGCTGCGAGTTTGGCGCCTTGGTATATGTCAGCTCCTCCTTCAAATTCATGACGCGATCCTAGTCCAGTACCCCGAAGAACGTGAAGCCGAAATCCTCCCCATCCTCATCGAGACCATCAAAGTCCCCATAGAACTTGCAAACGGCCGCACCTTAGTAATTCCGTCGGAGGCGCAGACGGGTTGGAACTGGGCCAAATTTGATCCCAAGAATAATGTCGATGGATTGAGGAAGTGGGCAGGAAATGACGATCGCAAGCGGACCCCCGACGAGCCGGCGGCTTCCCGACTGGATACAATCCTTCATCGAGTTCTCTAATGTCTTGGCTTCTCCCCGCCTTTTCCGTCAATGGGCAGCAATTGGAATACTCAGTGGCGTTATGGAGAGACGAGTTTGGGTACATACAAAAGGGAGCAATCTTTACCCGAATCTCTATACCGTCCTCGTCGGGCCTCCCGGTGTCGGAAAGAGTGCAGTCTTATCTCAAGTTGAGCGGTTCCTCCGTGCTGTACCGGATATCCATGTGGCACCAAGTTCCGTTAGTGCTGCCTCGCTCGTTGATTCCCTCGTACTCGCTAACCGTAAGATTGTCCGCCCCAACGAAGTGCCATCTTATGTGCAATTCCATTATCTTACAGCTGTCGCATCGGAACTTGGGGTTTTCCTTCCCGTATACGACCCCCTCTTTATGAACTCTTTGACCAAGTTCTACGACGGAGAACACTATGAAGAACGACGGCGCACCGGAAAGGTTAATCACCTCAAGATTGAACACCCTCACCTTACTATCATCGGCGGGACTACTCCTTCTTACCTCAATTCTTTTCTACCCGAAGGTGGTTGGGACCAAGGATTCACATCACGCACCCTGTTTATCTACTCCGGAGAGCAACCCTTTTCCGAGCTTTTAGGAGATGAGTCTCAGTATAAAGAACTTGAGTCGGTCTACCTCAATCTCCTGCACGATCTCAAGTGTGTTGGTGGAATGTATGGAAGGTTTAGTTGGACGCCGGAGGCTGCACTG